CGCTGCCTACGAGATGAACGTGGAGATCAACAAGCTACTGCAGAAGCTACGTGAGGGAGACACGGGGGGCGACATTAAGTTGTGAGCTCGGCCCTTCTGCTTGTGTCTCTGCTGATCACGGCTCCGTGTGCGGAGGCATCTGCTGTCACGGCTCCGTGCTCTGGCGTCCTTCTGCCCACGTCTGAAGCTACGCGAGCGCTGCGTTGCTTGACGGTTGAGTTGCCTGCGTGTGATCAGAGGGTCTCTCTCTGCAGTGATCGTGCAGACATCGAGAAGCGGTCCCACGAAGCGACGGTGGTGGCGTTGAACGATCGGATCTTGCAAGCGGACCAGGCGTTGGCTTCAATGGCCAAGTGTCCCGAGTGCGAGCGCGCGTGGTGGGACAGTCCAGCTCTGGGTTTCGGCGCAGGTGTTGTGACGACCGCTGCCGTGGTATTGGCCCTCGTGCTCGGAACAAAATAAGGCCCCAGCAATCTGTTTATTGAGGGAACTGCTGGGGCCTTTGTCACTGCCCACCAGCGGTTCATTCATTGGTGAGCGCCCGCCAAACCGGCCAGCGGGCTGTATGTTGGGGTGCCGGTCCCCCACTCTAAACTACATCAGTACGTGTACCGGCGCGAGGTAGAGGTCTTGGAGCAGGCGTCAGCCACCTCGGGATACTCTGCCTTGAGCTTCTTGGTGTCGATGGAGGTGCGCGTCACGTTCTTTGATGTGACCACCTGTTCTCCATCGATGAAGCCAGCGGCAGAGGAGCCCATCTGCGCCTTGATCTGAACCTCGCACACTGCGAGCTCGTTCTTGAGTTCCTTGATCTGCGCCTTGATTGCGGTGGCTCGCGCGAGTGGGATGGAGACTGGCGTCATGTCCGCATCCTCCTCGCTGGCGTCGGTCTCGGGGAACAGTCGTTCCACCACAGCCCCATCGTTGCCGGTGAACTCAGGTTGCTCATCTCCCACGATGTGCCGCTTGAACCACGCTGGGATGTCGCGCTCCATCGCCTTGATGAAGCCGCCGTTGCGCAGCACTGGAATGACGAAGAGCCTCTTGTCGCACAGCGCAGCCAGGTAGCCCTTCTCAATGCCGCTGACGGCCATCTGCTGCTGGACCTGGACCCACCACCCCTCAGTGGCCGACCCTTCCGGGGGAACGCCATTCTCCTCCCATGCTTCCAGTTGGCTCTTGAGGTACGAGCCAGCGTGCTTGGCCTCGACGATAGCCTGCTCCCCGTAGGGGTTGGATGCTAGCCCGTCCAGGTTGCACGTCATCTCGGGGATCGTGGGGTGCTGAAGCACGAGGTCTGGCTTCTCAATGGTCATTCCGAGCTCATCGGAAGCCAGGTCAAGTATGACGGGCTCCATGACATGCCCCAGTGACATGGCGAAGTTCATGTCCTTGGTGTGGCGTCCGGTCTTCGTCTCCCACACCTCCATGGGGGACCCATACCTGCCCATCTCCATCACGGCTGCGGTGTCTGACGATCCGATTGACTTGTGGCGCAATGCTTGCCAATCCGCCTCAGTCATTTTGCTGGCATCTGCCAGCACGAGTGAGTGTCCTATCTTCATGAGGTTCTCCTGATAAAAAGGCCCCCGCACCTGTTTAGGTACGGGGGCCAGGGTTGAGGCCTTGAGTGGCCTAGAAGGGGATGTCGTTGTCGTTGTAGGTGTGAGCAGGGGCGCGACTGCTCACCACGTCAACCACCTCGGCGTTGCGCAGGTGACCGGTGCCCACCTGCACGTTGAGAGGGGAGATCGCGACAGCCTCGTTCTCCTTGCCTGAGCCCCCTCGCGCGTTCTTCACCGTGAGTTCAACGAGGAAGTCCTTGTCGTGGATCAGAAGCACGGGGTGGTCGAGGTCCAGCGGACACTCGGTGAGCCCAATGGCCTTCCCGAGCTGCTGGAACAACTTGCGTCCGCTCCACGGGTCGGCGATCTTGTTCTCCAGGTTCAGGCGCAGGATGACGTTCTTGGGCCACTGGAGCCCCTCCACGTCACAGTGCAGGCGCAGGTAGAGCGACGTGCCGCTCCTGCTTACCTTGCACCCACGCTGCCGCTCCTCGTTGGTGATCTGCTCCTCCGTATAGGACCCGTCGTTGTACTCGCGGATGCGGCGCACGTACTGGTCCTGAGCATCGATGACAATCTCGGTCTTCGTGAGCTCGTACTTCGAGTCCACGACCCTCGCTCGGTAGACGCCTGCGGGGAGGGGCTCTCGGCTCTTGGACTCTCCGCGTGGCTCCTCAGTCTCGTTGAAGTTGAACATGACCCTATCCATTGGTTCTCTCCTTGGTGATCTCATTGAAAAGGCTGGTGAGGTCAGCGTCAATGAACGTCTCAAGTCCGCTGACCCTGGACTTGGCGACGTAGCCCTCCACGGGCTGGGTCTGGAGGGCTCGCCGCACTCGGCCCTCGTCATCGGTGAACGTGCGCAGTGGGAACACGAAGTCGAAGAAGTGGGGCACGTCCTTCTGGAGCGTCTTGCCGGGGAGCCCCGGCGTGATGAACGCATCGATGGCAGACGTGTCGCGGTCCATCTTGCACGTCATGACGACGTTGATTGGAAGCTCCCTGACCTGGCGAACGAACGCGGTCATCCGCTTGGCAAGTTCACCGTAGGCCTTTCGGGGGTCGCGGTTGTTGTCCAGCTCGTAGTTGAGGCAGACTTCGCAGATCTCCGAGAGGCTATCGATGACCACCCAGGTGAACGGGTGACTACCACCGGACAACTCGTTGAGCACAGCGCCAACCTCGCCCAGCGTGTGGACATCCACCGCTGTGAGGTCGAAGTCGTTGAGCGTCAGAAGTCCAGCCTCCGCACTGACCACGAGCGTGTGCTTGGGGTCAGGCGTGGTGGACGCCAGAAAGGTCTTGCCGGATCCTGCGGACCCGTAGACCAGAACCTTGAGCCGGTCCACATGGTGTTCCCGTGTGGACGTGGCTCTCTCAGCAATAAAGGACATGGTTCTCCTCGGTAACCGGCTTAGTTTTCAGTACACAGCACGACGAGCCGGTCTAGTGCATCGGACTGTGTTGGTTGAATGGATACGAGCTCGCCAAACAGGGTGATGGACCACTTCTTGTGCCTCACTCCGCACATGTTGCACTCCACGTCTATCGGCTCCAGCCTGTATCCACGGTCAATCGCTTCTTGCAGTAGCATGTCTATCCTCGGCATTCACAGGGTGCGCAATACCACCTACCATAACGCCACTCAGTGCGCCCCCCGCAATCACCACAGGCGGGCACGTAAGGCTTGTCCCCCCCACCCTCTGAGGGGTGGAGGGGAACAGCCGTCTTGGGGCGAGGAGGCTGAAGGGGGAGGGTCAACTGCATCACTCACCTCCTGTGGCGTGGGCGATGGCAGCGCGCGCGAGTTCGAAGGTCCTCGCGGCGTGATCAGGCCACTCGTTGTCGATGTGGAACCCATTAGCCAGCAGTTCATACAAATTGCTGGCGGCTTCCAGCAGCTCAGGTGCCGCAGCGATTAGGCGCGCGTCGTAAAACTGGGCGGACGTGTCGCGCATAGCGCACACGTAGTCACCGTTAGACGCACGCACGTAGCGGTTGTCATGTAGTGGGTGCTTCCCACCGTGCTCCGGGCACGCTTCAACGTGCCATGGTCCTGGGGTGTGTTTCATCGGTACTCTCCTGGCGCATCGGGCCTCGGTAATTCGAGGTGAGGCCAGCATAGGACCTCGGTGACACCCTGTCAACAGAAAGTGTGCAGTCTAGCATCGGGCGCGGCATCGGGCATCAGGCATCGGGCATCGGGGGCCAGGTTTGTAGGTATTTACCGGGTAAATACCGGATGTTGTTTTGTGAGCTCGCAACCACGCGCACAAGATAGAGCTCCCAGCATCGGGCTGATCGTCGTGGTACATTCAACCCATCACGCACGGGTCAACCGTCGCACCCACGCGCGCCCCTGGGCGCGTGGGTGTCGTGGGTGTCGTGGACTGGGCACAAAAAAAGGGGGCCCGTTGTGGGCCCCCTGTGGGTTGTGGGTTGTGGGTTGTCTACTTCGTGTAGGCTCCCACGGTGCGCCCACGTCCGTTGACAATGAGACGCCCAAGGATTCCCTTGCGCACTAGACCGGCAACGCGCGAGGCGTCTCCGTTGCCGTGGCGGATGTTGAGGATGTGCTTACGGTTGTCCTCGGCTGTGGCTCCATTGCATAGGCCACAGTCGGCGCAGCCTATCAGAGCTCTGCCGGTGTTGGCGCGGTACTTTGAAGACGGGCACATGGTGAGCCCATCGGGGACCACGTTCCCCAGTGTCTCCGCTGCAGGAGAATAGAACGCGCGCCACCCCATAGCCTCCGCCTCGCGCACGTTTTCCATGCTGTAGCAAGACGCCATATGAGAATCGCGTAGGTCAGGGCGCGTGCGCCAATTCTCAACGTAGGCGAGCATAGACAACCCACGTAGGCGCACGGTGTCAACGATGCGCCTAGACGCGCGGACAGGTAGCGCACCGGTTGAGCCCACTATCATCATCCGCGCGTGATCACCGTCGCCCAGTTCGTTCGCATCGATGATCATAGTAAGCGCACGGGTAAGCTGCGAACCCTGGGTCTCGCCCCGTTCGCACCGTGGCAATCCCGCGTCTCGTATCATCTTGACGGCTTCCGTTGTGGATTGTGCGTTGAACTGCGCGTAGCACTTCCCGTTGCGCTTGTGCTCACAGTCATTGTGGCATGCCGCGTCGATCGTCGCGCGTATGCTTTCAATGTACTTTCCGCCCATGTGCCCGCCCGGGATGTCTGAAAACTCGGGGCTCAATACGTGGTGCATGGTCTCAACGGGGATCACGGCCATAGCTAGGACG